CAACTGCCCAGCCCTCAGAACCTTGAATACGTGCATCAAATCGTCTGCCGGCACCCTCATCCTTTCAAGATTTTTTCCTATGAATGACTCACCTGGATGTTCCCTCCAGAGATGATAAGCTTCCGGTATGCCATAATCATTGATCTCAATACCCATACGAATCTTCGTATCACCAACCGATACAGAATACTTTTCATCAAGATGATCGGCTTCGAGAACTTGTAATTTTAACGGAAACTTGTCTGTTGACTTTACAGTGGAACGGATGATTCTAATAAGAGACTCCCCAGCATCTACCAGCCCCCGGACTACAATACTTTGCAACCCATAAAAGCTAAGCCGTCCATAAACATCAGCCTCTTCACACCAATCCCGCCAATGATCTTGCATTATCTCCCGCTCTTTAGTGTCCAGTTTGTACCAGCGAGGCTTCAATCCTGTTCCGATAACCGTGGCTACATAATCATCAACGCCACCATCAGCCAGAGGATTATTTCTTATAAGGTCACGTGACCGACTGCGGAGAGAGGATAGCGTATTGGTTACAACTGAGGAAGGCCCAGCCGATGATGGAGTCCATGCACCCATCCTTCGCCCGGAAGCGCCACCTTGATATCCACTGGCCTTCACTGGGATTCTCTTTCCATGATGATCGAGGATTGACAGGTATTTCATTATAACCCCTTACGGAATCTGGCTAAGACATACTTGGGTGGGGTGGACGTTTCAGCGGAGATAGCTATATTTGCAGCCGTTTCATCCCTGAGCGCCCTGAGATCGGTAAGATTTGTCTGTCCGTACTGAATGGATTTGTCACCGAAGGTAAGCATTACTTTACGCTTCCCGGCTACAAGCTCTGCTATCGCTGCATCTATCGCTAAAAGAAGTGTTGCGTCACTCATTCAACCCCCCAACAAGAATGGAAATAAAGTAAACGTTTACTATTAGGGTACAGATTAACAGTGGAGGGAGTCCCCTGTCAAGTATTCCCATAATATACAGTTGTACTCAGTGGAATTAAAATTGATTAACCAGACACAAAAGTTGAACGCGCTCCGGGTTTGACTCTTCTGTTCGCCTTGGAAGGCTTTTTCTCTTCATCATCATCCCGATACTTCTCAGGATCGACCCAGTTTGAATTGATGTAATCATGGAGGGAATTCACTGATATTCGCAAGGCCCGGGAACCAAGTTTAATGGCCCTCAGTTCTCCAGACCCGATCAGAGAATAAATAAACTGCGGAGTACAGGACAGGATTTCTCCCGTCTGCTGAATAGTTAGAAATGTATCGCAAGTTTTTTCATCTGCCATTTGTCATCCAGTTTGATTTGATCGCTGGTTTAGCTACCCGAACCTTCCCAGAAGACTTCTTCTTTATGACCTCACTGGAGGATGGGAAAGCTCTTTTTTGCCCTGCATAAAACTTCAGTCCCAGCATATCAGCGCCGAGCAACTGAAGCACCTCGAGGTCAAATGCCTCGTTGCGTTTCTGTCCCTGTTTTACCTGCCATGCCGTTGTCGTCTTTCCAGTACGCCTGTTACGGGTCGTCACCTTCTCTTCTGCAGTCAACTGTTTCATGTAAGCTTTAGACACACCCGGATATAAATGCCACGAATCCAGCAAGGGCTCACCTTCATCCCGAACACCTATCCTACGCGCAAGTGCATCCTTCCAGTATCCAGTATCGAACAGCCATAGAGTAACACCTCCGGGCATCCTTCTTCCATCGGGGTAAACATCAATCTTCCGAGCAGAGTAAGGCGTAGACATAGACCCGGAAGCGCCCTTAGTGGCTCTAAGGAATTTAGGATATTTGCGGACTAAATCATAGACCTCCTCCGTTCTATACCCAGCATCTATTAAGCACATCCGGGGACGGTACAACGTCCTCCCATTAGCGCTCTTATACTGTAGCGAAAAGAGTTCCTCCTCGAGTTCATCGAAGTCCCCAACCGTAGCCTCACGGATTAACCATGACTCCCGTTCAAGCGACCACGCCCGTACAACGTATTGGAGGTAATATTTCTGTATATCAACTGTCTCAATCAAGACCACTGCATCTTCCGGTATTAAGCCCGGGTCATAATCTAAGGTAAGCGAATCAAGGCTTTCATCTATAACAATCGTCCTTTCATCTTTGACAGGTTCACCCAGCCAGAGATTTACAAAGTTAATATACTCCTCGGGATCGCCTTTGGTTGTCAGATACTTGTTCAGCATCTCCCCGAACATTACCCATGGGGAGTAAAACGTATTCAGGTGGAAGGAAATAGTCCTTGAATCACTCTTCTCTGGATTCAAAGGCACGCCTCGTTGGTCTATCCACTGACCTTTATCCAGCATCTCAGGCTTGTAGTAGTCAAGGATATGTCCACCACAGAAACGGCACTGATAAAATGAAGTGAAAAGTAAGTCATCGTAATGCTCTGGAGTAAGTTCACCATCCCAACCAACCCTCAATATGTTCTCATCTTTCTTTTCTGGATGAGGATAAAAGAGTTCAAGCGTCTGCATCTCTCCACAGAACGGGCATGGAACATAGAATTGGTACCGGAGAGGAGCAGCCTTATACGCTTTCCAGATATTACCTGTGACAGTAGTAGGAGTTGAAACCTTGACAATCTTACGATTCCGGAAGGTACGAGTTCGCTCTGTAGAGATACCTATCGGTTCCCCCTCACGGCCAGCATAAGCCGGGAACCTGTCTGTTTCATCAAAGAACAGGTAACGCACCGGACGGGTAGCTAAAGAGGCAGGAGAGTTAGCCCCAGCGAGATTAAAGACCATTCCCTCAAAGATCATCTCATATAAGTTGTATTCATTCGGGTCAGGGGAGCGGCGAGCGTAGATTGAAGGGATAGCTTCAAACATTGGTTGAATTCTATTCCGGGAAACGTAGGTTGCAATCTCAAGGGTGGGTAGCACCATCATCATCGGAGCAGGAGCCTCTTCAATCGCCCAGCACATCATGTTATACATGGCCTCCGAGTTATGCGTAGGGATGAGAGACTTCCCCGCCAGAAAAAGATGGTTATCAGAAGCTACCTCGATACATCGAACTGGTCTGCTACTAACCTCCCGGACACCTGTGATTCTCCTTCGTTCCGTCTCGGTAGTCCTACGTCCCTCACGGGAAGGGATTCGAGTAGCCTTCCTCCTTAATCTAAAGACCTGCTTATCTTCATAAACCATAAACTCGATACGATAATAAGGCGCGGAGATGTAAGCTTTCCCATTCGGAAACACCTTCTTCCTACTTGCCCTCGAACTTATAACTGCCTTGATACCCAGCGTCATAAGGAGTTCAAAGACACCATCAATAAGCTGACTACTTTTATTCGTAAAACAGCACCGGCCTTTCTGGGTTATATCCCCGTCTGTATCCATAAGCCCCTGCAAGAGAGCAAGGCGTTGCCGATAGGAAGCCCGGAGATAAAGCCTTGGGATATATTTATTACCTATCAACCCTGCTTCATAGAGCTTTTTATATAACCCTTTAGATTGATCGAGAACCCGGTCCATAACAAAACCGTACTGGTAATGCTTTGAGAACTGCCGATGGCACTCACGACAGCAAATACTACCGCTCTTATTCACAAATGTCCCTACTACATCCAGTTCATGACCCCTAATACATCGCACCTCATCCCTTACAACCCTGTCAATAATTATGTTTCGGGTATCCCCTTTTACCCAAGCTGGGTTGCGAACCTCGACTCTATGCCCACCTCCTTCAATGTACCCAGCAACCTCATAAACATCAGCCAGATGTGAGGTGATCTGATTGGATAATGAATTCCCATCGCCCAACCAGCATCCGAGAGTATATGGATCAATAGGAGGTTCCACCACAGGGCAGGAGAGAGGCTTCGTGACAGGGATTGCAAAGATGTTCTGCCTTCCGTAACGATACGACTTCGCTATAAGCTCTGTCTCCAAAACCCTCTGCTTGGGGTACCTGTAGCTCTTCTCATCAGTGACCGACCACAAGTGAGAGGCATCACAAACGACTTTACTATGATCACTAAAGGTTACTTCATAACAGGTGCGCCCCTCAAAGTTTTCAGATACACCCAGAACAGTTACAGGATATCCGCCTTCATCATAGACCGTCTCCCCAGCCTTGATTTCACCCATCGTAGTCCACCCTTCAACCGTCAAAATAGGTGTATCAAGGGCAAGTGGAGCACCCGTCTGAACCGCCTTTGCGAAGTCAATCTCCATAATATCAGGGTTTGAGAAGGAATCCATAATCCCCTTGAGGTAGGGAGCCCGACTTGTTCTCCATGGACCCGGCTCTGCTGAGGTTCGGGGCAGGAGCACCCGCCTATTATCAGCGTACTCTGAAACGTTGAACCCAAGTGAAGGCTCGGAGGCCAGTATCTCCTGATCTAATCTTCCGTAGAGGTAACTATAGTCGGCGTTGGTGTCCATTTTCCATCCCTTACGTATGAGGTAATTACTGATTCAGATTCACGATCAAGTATATCTTTTATTTCCCCTGCATCTTTACCAACCAGAAGGATTGAAAGATTGTTCTTCCACGCCCGGACAGCAGTACAAAACTCCTTCATCCTCCCAGCCCAAGCTGCCGCTACCTCCGCTACTGGTGCATATTGCGCCTCTAACTGCTTAACCATAAACCTTTCCCGGGCCGCTCTTGCCTGCCTGAGAGACAAATCAGCCTGCTCTTTCTTCCACTGATAGTCATCTACACCCTGTTCACCCACCCGGCCTTCGCCAGCGAGGTGCCTATCAAGCTCCTCTTTAAGAAATGAGCCATCCGGTTCCTGTTTTATATGCCCTTTATGGACATGATAATGTAAGGTTCGCTTTGAAAAACCCAGATATTTAGCGGCATCCGTGTACCCAAAGGCAAGCCCCAGAGCTTCAGCATCCGTTTCAGCCAACTTAATATTCAACTCTGTATCAAGCGTGGTAAATGTTCTCTGCTCTGTAGCCGTAAGTACCGTTCCCTGCTGTATCTTCAGAAGTAACTTGTAGTACATCGTCTCTTTCGCCTTACCACCATACGATAAAAGATCGCGTAATTCTTTGGCAGAATCCTCATCCGTTTCTACCTCATCTTTTTTCTCCTCATCCAAGATACCACCTCCTGCCATAACGTTTCCTCCTTAAACAGGTTCAATATCCAATCCAGCCGATATAAGCACCCCTTTATCTCCACCGATCAATAAGCCACTTAGTTACCCGGAACCATAACACCCATTGCGGGAAACGTATCTCTCGGAGCCAGCCCGGGTACCCCACAATACAGGCCAGCGTTCTTTTCTCACAAAAACCAATAAGCCATTCCTTAAAACCCATTACCATTCCCCTTAAAAACTCTGAAAGTTACACAAACGAAAAAAAACAGAACTGAGCGACAAAACGGGGCGCCGATACC